CTTTAGATAATTACCATGCAAATATTGATGTAATAGATAATAATGTAAGTGAAGTGCCACAAGAGCACAAATCACATAATTGTATTGCTTTAGAGAATGGTCAATATGCATTGTATCCTAATAATAGGATGCGTTTGTATGACCTTTCTATTACTCCTGAAGATCCCAAGTTTCCTGATTTCAAGGTATCTACTATAGAGTATCAAGTAGAGACAGGAATTGATTGGGGACGCCTTGGAGACACTGATGATTATTTCTGGCAAACTCGTAATGAAAAAGAAACCAACGATAACAGTAATTGACGATTGTATTTCTAAGGGATATCAAAACTTTGTTGAATCTACACTAGAGAATGCGGAATTCCCTTGGTATTACAATTCTCAAATTTCTGTACCAGGATCATCTGATCCGAATACAGGGTTTTCCCATACTGCTTTTAGAAATTACGAAGGAGACAGAGGTCAGAGTCGATACTTCGAAATTTTGCTTCCAGTTCTTTTTGAAGCAATTAATCGATATAAGAAAGGGCATGAAGTTCAGGATGTGTATAGGATTCGTCCTGCAATGTTTGTGAAGAACCAGAATGATGGTAATCATGTAGCACACATCGATCAACAGTACAAACATCATGTAATGTTGTATTATGTGAAAGATAGTGATGGTCCCACACTATTCTTTGATGATGATAAAGTTATTAAACAGATTCATCCAAAGAAGGGTAGATGTGTTATATTTCCTGGAGAGATTTACCATGCATCATCATGCCCTAGGGAACATGGTAACAGAATCGTAATCAATTACAATTTTCTTTTATAAGTAATAATGCCGAATGACAACTACGAACGGAGACCACGAATGGATAAGCGAGTAGATAAAAGTGAAGAATTTAAGGAATCGGGAATGACTCTTATTACTGAAACTGATAGTGAGAAATATTTAAAGAAAGCAAGAAAATTAAAGAATGTAAAAGAGGGAGAAATTTTTGATAATCAAGAGGAATGGACAGATGGATTTTGTGGTAAGTGATAAATAGTAACAGCCTATTGCTGTGTCTAAATGCCGACCTTTGAGACATTCAAAGATTTGAGTGTTACATTTAAGAAGCATCCTGTATCAGATGATCTGGTAACGGTGAAAGATAAGGCAGCTATCGTTCAGTCGATTACTGCCTTGCTTCTTACTAGGAAGGGAGAAAGACCATTTCAACCTCAGTTGGGATGTGGTATTCAGAATGTATTATTTGAACCATTAGATTATGGTAGTGCTGGTATCATTCGAGCAGAGATCAAGGATGTACTAAATCGATATGAACCACGAATTACTATCGATAGTATTCGTTGCACTCCAGATGAACTTAACAATGGATATGAAGTTGAGATGTCTTATACTATTGTTGGTAGAGATGATGCGCCCATGGCAGGAGAATTCTTCTTAGAGCGAACACGATAATGCCTTACACTCAGGTTGCCAATTTAGACTTTGAAGATATTAAAGTTGCTCTAAAGGAATACCTTAGGGCGCAATCAGATTTTACTGATTATGATTTTGATGGTAGTGCGTTATCAACGTTGATTGACACACTCGCCTATAATACGTACTATACGGCGTTTAACGCTAATATGGTAGTCAATGAACTATTCATTGATTCTGCCACGTTGAGAGACAATGTAGTAGCAATTGCGAAGCAGTTAGGATATCGACCCAAGAGCGCAACGTCTCCAACTGCTTACATATCATTTAATGTAACATATAATACACCAACTAGCGACACCGAACTCCTGCTGAAGAAAGGAACGGGATTTATTGCTTCATATGATAACAACATTTATCAATATGTTGTATTAGATGATGTCAAGGCACAAGTATCAAATAATGTAGCTACGTTTGAGAATGTAGAAGTAAGAGAAGGAACGCAGTTAATTAATACTTACACTGTTAATACATCACTAAAATCTCAACGTTTTGTTCTTGATAATGAGAATATTGATACCAATACTATTAGAGTAAAAGTATTTCCAACAGGTGGATCTCTTAGTGAATCCTGGTTAGTTGCGGATAATATTATTGGTATTAATGGTGCATCAAAAATTTTCTTCTTAGAAGAGATTGAAGATGCTAGATATGAATTACTATTTGGTGATGGTGTTTTAGGTAAGGCACTAGAGAATGGTGCGAGGGTGGAAGTGTCTTACCTAACTACTTCTGGTCCAGAGAGCAATAGTGTAAGAACATTCGTCTTCTCTGGCGTCTTGGAGAACCCACAAGGCATCTCTCCTAACTCGTTCGATGTTTCTATCACATCCACTGTTGCTGCTGCTGGAGGGGAGGAAATTGAGAGTACAGAGAAAATTAGATATACAGCACCAAAGGCATATGGCACCCAAGATCGTGCGGTTACTGCTGATGATTACTCTGCTATCATTCGTAGAATTTATCCTGCTACCAGCGACATCATTATATTTGGAGGTGAGGAGCAAGATCCACCAGACTATGGAAAGGTCTATATCGTTTTAAAACCAAAAGATGCTGCTTATCTAACTTCAATTACAAAAAGTAATATTGTAGAAGAGTTACAAAAATATTCCGTAGCATCTGTTGAACCAGTTATCGTAGATCCTTCTATTTTGTATGTTGAGTTAGATAGTAAGATTTATTACAATGGTAAAGTAACAGATCAAACACCTGCACAGATCAGAGACAAAGTAATCGGTTCTTTGCAATCTTATCTTAATACAAGTGATACTGAAAAGTTCAATGGTAAGTTCAGACATAGTAAAGCAGTTGGAGTTATTGATGATGCTGATCGTTCCATTAATTCTAATCTTACTGAGGTTACCTTAAGGAAAGATTTCTATCCTCAGTTGAATTCTACATTCTATTACGAACTATGTTACCAGAATGCTTTTGATAAGGACTGTGATGGTCCAGTCCTTGCTACTACTGGTTTTAGAGTTACTGAGTATCCCAACTTTGATGTGTATCTAGAAGATAGGGATGGTAAAATTGTCCTATATAGACTAGATACTGCAACTGGCGAAAAGGTTGTCCTCGACAAAGAAGTTGGCGATATTGATTATGTAAAAGGCGAACTTAAAATGTACGCTTTGACTATTATTAGAGGCACTTTCTTTGATAACAGAATTTCTGTTAGAGTAAAACCACTTTCTAATGATATCAAGGCACTCCGCGAGGTTTATCTTGACGTTGATGTAGCAAATTCAAGTTTCACCGCATACAAAGAGTAAGTAAATGGCTGCTGTTAAGACCAAGAGAATTTCCACTCTAATTGAGTCACAGCTTCCTGAATTCATTTCTACTGAGTACGAACTATTTGCTAAGTTTGTACAGAAGTATTATGAATCACAGGAAGTACAAGGTGGTCCATTAGATGTTCTTAGCAACTTACAAAAGTATGCTGATATTGATTACTATGAGAAAAATCTACTAAAGCAAAATGATTCTCTTGCTTCTACTATTAGTGCTACAGACACTACTATTACTCTCACAGATGCCAGTTCCTTCCCCAGGAAGAACGGTTATGTAAGAATTGGTAATGAGATTATCTTTTATGCTTCTAGAACTAACACAGAACTTCTAGAGTGCTCTAGAGGGGTTAGTGGCAACACTACACTAGGTGATTTATATTCCAACTCTGATTTCCAGAGCACAGATGCTGCTTTACATCCTGCAGGAGAAAAAGTTTATAATGTCAGCAATCTGTTCTTATATGCTTTAGTTAAAAACTTCGAGTCCCAATATTTGGGTTCTTTTCCAGAAAAATATCTCAAAGGCGAAATTGATAAGAGGACTCTTATCAAGAATATTCAAAAGTTTTATAAGACAAAAGGAACTGACAGTTCTATTAAGTTTGTCTTTACTACAATTGTTACTGAAAATGATGGTAACGATCCAGAAGTTTATAAACCAAAAGATTTTACATATAAGGCATCCAAGTCAGATTGGATTAATGTTTATGCTTTAAAAGCAAAAGTTATCTCTGGCGATCCAAAAGATTTAATCGGACAGGTTATTGTACAACCAGAAACAGAAGAATATGGATATGTTTCTGCTACGGTAGATAATGTATATCCAGATGGCACTGCAGATGGCGAAAAGATTTGGAACATTGTATTAGCACCAGAAACTTTAACTGGTGAATTTGCAGTTTCAACAAAAACAACACTACAAAAGAATCTTTCCCAAAATGATGGTGTTGGTAAGCGTGTTAATGTCTTCTCAACCATTGGTTGGGGTAAGACTGGTGAGATTCTGATTGGCGAAGAAACGATTCAATTTGAAGAAAAGAATATCACTCAATTTGTTATTAAAAAAAGGGGAGACATTACCTATAATCATAATACAGGTGATTCTGTTTATAAACCAGTTACGATTTCTGGTTCTGGTGTAACTCTATTAACTCTTGGTGTAGTTTATAATTTTACTACAGAAACTTCGCATCCACATTCATATCCTGGTGATAAGATTCAAATCTCAAATCCAGGATTTGAAAGTTCAGATCCAAAGATTGTAAAAACTGGCACAAATGAATCTAGATGGATTCTGAGTAACAATTTACCAATAAATGCTCCGACTGTACCAACGGTACAATCTGCTTTGGGTCAAACTTCTACTGATGTATCTGCTATTTTTGCAGATGATCAATACTATTATATCACATCATCTAGTTTCCCATCATATAAAATTTTAGATGGTTCTACAGTAACTCAAACTGTACAAGACCAGAAGTTGCTTCGTATTATTAGAAAGCAAGCAACTAGAACTACAGAAAAATATAAAACACCAAAGACCGATGTAGGTATCTTGGTAAATGGTGTTCGTGTATATGGTTACCGTGATTCAGAAAGCATCCGCTTTGGTAAGTTAGAATCAATTGCTGTCAATACTCAGGGTGGTGGATATGCTAAACCTCCATTTGTATTGATTGATAGTGTTCCTAACAAGGCAAGAGCAGTTTTGTCTGGTGCTGTTGTTGAAAGTTATATTGTTGATACAAATGATACTTTCCCAAGAGTTCCTACTGTAGAGGTAACTTCTGGTAGAGGTGCCGTAGTTCGTGCTATTGTCACTGGTGATCAAGTAACTAGTCTTGTCATTGATAACCCAGGTGAATACTACTCTTCTCCACCTCTTGTACGAATTACTGATAGTAATGGAAAGGGTAGATTTGCTGATTATACTGCTGTCGTAAATACTGACGGTAAAATCACAGAGTTTATTCAGAATGCTGCTGGTAGTTTCTATAATCAGAATACTGTAAAAGTTGATATTATTCCAGTTGGAAGTGGTGCTACTGCAACACCTCTTCTTACTGAGTGGAACTTTAATAGATTTGAAAAATTAAAATCTCAATTAGATACTGAGTTTGGATATGTATTTAAGAATTACAACAACGTTCTTGAATATGGTTATGGTCAAGTTGCCAACCCTAAAGCACTGAGAGTTGCTCTAAACGATAACATCAGTGGAACTGGTTCCGAACCAGTAGTAAAAACACACTCACCTATCCTTGGATTTGCATATGATGGCAACCCAATTTATGGACCATTTGCTCACGAAAATCCTTTAGATCAATCTTCCAGTATTGTGAGAATGACTTCCAGTTATTCTAAAAATGGTTCTCGTGCATCAGGTCCTTCTTTGACCGATTATCCATTAGGATCATTTACAAATGATTATACTTATGTTCATAAATCTGGATCTTTAGACGAGAATAATGGAAGATTTTGCGTTACTCCCGAATTTCCAGAAGGAGTTTATGCTTATTTCCTTACTATC